ACAGCAGGTCACCATTACAAATGGGCGGATGCAAGACAACGTTATGGATTAGAGGATGACGTATTAGTGTTAGGAGATTCTGGAGGATTCCAGTTAGCTACTGGTGCGATCAAATGGGACCCGAAGTTTAAAGAAACTATTTTCAATTGGTTAGAAGCTAATTGTGACCTAGGAGTAAATTTAGATATTCCGCCTCGCGCTAAATACGATGGAAAATTTTATGAATGTTTGGATATTAGTTATGATAACTTCAAATACTTTTCAGAAAATCAAAGTGGTAAATGTAAATTCCTTAATGTGATACAAGGTAACAATGTTGATGAATATGAACATTGGTACAAGCGTGTTAAGGATTTTGATTTCAATGGTTGGTGTATTGGTGGTACTCAAAAACGTATTACAATGTTCTTTGCAGCATTAGCTCCAATGATTCGTAATAGAGAATTTGAAAATCCTCGTAATCAATTTGTACACGTATTAGGAATTTCAAAGATATCTGATTTCTTTATGTTGAGTTTCTTTCAGAAGATGTTGAACAAATATCATGGAGGAAGAATACAGGTATCAACGGATTCATCATCTCCAGGACAGTATCCTGTATATGGAACATATTTGCATTCACCTCAGTTAAATAAAATGGTGTTTACTCATTTGTATTTTCCAAAAGGAGAAAATCTTCCGTATAATCCAACTGATTTAGTTCCTAATCCATTTGGTCATCCAGTTAGTGAAGGATTTACATTCGGTGAGGTTTCAAACTACAAAGGTGATGTTACAATGAAAATGACATTGAATAATTTATTTGTTTACAATGAAACAGTTAAACAAGTAGAAGAAATTGTAAAATGTCATAATGAATTGCTTCAAACAGTTATCCCGGCAGATTTTTATAGTGTGTTAATGTCAATGGAAGAAATGTTTTTGAACCCAGACAATGCAATTAACATCTATGAAAAGAATGTTCAATTATACAACCGCTTTGGTGGCGGAACTAAGGATTTAGTAAATAATCAAGTTATAACACAATTTTTTGATCTAGGACAGTAAAATGAAAAAAGCAGACTTATTAAACTTTATTAATCGATATTATCTTGCAGGAGCAACTACATCGGTTAAATGGACGGCCGAAAACGGCCATGTAGAAACTAAATTTATTACAGATGACCAGAACGTTATTGGTTCGGTTGTATCTAGTCTAGATTTAGGAAGCAATGATTTAGGTGTTTATGCAACACCCCAATTAACTAAAATGTTATCGGCATTGGGTGAAGATATCAATGTTAAGGTTAATGCTATTGATACAAAATCAGTAAGCATCGATATTGATGATTCGGATGTTGATATGAAATTCATGTTAGCTGACTTATCTGTTATCCGGCAAGTACCTGAATTAAAGCAACTTCCAGATATGAGTGTTACAATTAATATCGATAAAGATTTTGTTGCTAAATTTATTAAAGCAAAAAATGCATTACCAGATACAGAAAATTTTGGTATTTCATGTAAGAATGGTCAAGTCGATATGATTATTAATTATTCATCAATTAATACAAACCGTATCAAATTCTCAATGCCATGTAATAGTGATTCATGTGCAGATATGGGAGTGACATGTTTTTCATCAAATTTGTTCAAAGAAATTCTTCAGGCAAATAAAGATTGCATATCTGGAACATTGGAAGTATCGGCAGCTGGATTAGCAAGAGTAGTATTCACCGGGCCATCATATACGTCGACATATTATTTAGTACAATTACAAACTGCATAATCATGAAAGTTAAATTCAAAAAGTTATCACCTAAAGCAGTAACACCTTCATATGCAAAAGAAGGAGATGCCGGTTTAGATATTACGTGTATTGGATATCAGATCGATAAAGAAAATAATTACATTGAATACTTTACTGGATTAGCTTTAGAAATTCCTAAAGGATATGTAGGATTGATATTTCCAAGATCATCGGTATCCAAAACGGATTTGCAATTGGCAAACTGTGTTGGTGTTGTTGATTCGGGATATCGTGGAGAAATTACATTTCGATATAAATTTCGTAAGGATGCATTTTTTGCATCATTAAAAAGATATCAAGAGGGTGATCGAATCGGGCAATTAATAATATTGCCATATCCTCAAATTGAGTTAGATGAAATTGGAGAATTGGCAGAATCAGAAAGAGGTGCTGGCGGTTATGGTTCAACAGGTAAATAAAACATATGTTTGGTAATCAAGAGAATACATTATGGGTTGAGAAGTTTCGACCTGGTACATTAGATGGATATGTCGGTAACGAGCATATCATTGAAAAGGTAAAGATATATCTTAAAAGCGGTGATGTGCCTCATTTATTATTTTATGGTAATGCTGGTACTGGTAAAACAACTTTAGCAAAAATCATTGCAAATAACGTCGATGCCGATGTAATGTACGTAAACGCATCAGATGAAAACAATATTGAAACGGTTAGGACTAAAATTAAAAATTTTGCATCAACTGTTGGATTCCGTCAATGGAAGATTGTGATATTAGATGAGGCAGATTATATGACTCCGAATGGTCAGGCAGCGCTGCGTAATCTAATGGAAACGTTTTCAAAAACAACTAGATTTATTTTAACGTGTAACTATGTTGAAAAAATTATCGATCCAATTCAATCACGATGCCAGACATTTGCAATTACACCTCCAAGCAAAAAAGAAGTTGCAAAACGTATTGTAGATATCTTAAATGAACAGCAGGTCGATTACAAGATGGAAGATGTGGCTACTATCATAAACGCAGGATATCCAGACATTAGACGTGTATTAAATTCATGTCAACGGCAAGTTATTGATAATAATTTGATCATTGATAAGGCTAGTCTTGTACAAGCCAATTATATGACTAAGGTATTGGACATATTAAAGAGTGATCAATCAGTTAAAGATTCATTTGCAAATATTAGACAGGTAATTGCTGACAGCAAAGTACAAGATTTTACGGCATTGTATAAGTTTTTATTTGATGAAATCGATAATTATGCTAAAGGGCATATTGGCCCAGTTATATTGATTTTAGCAGAGGCTCAATATCAAGATGCCTTTGCAGTAGATAAAGAGTTGCATGTCATGTCAATGATAGTTAAACTAGTAAGTGAACTTAAATAAAGGGAGTTATGTTAAGAAAAGAAAAAGGCGGAGAAGAAATCCCGCAATCAAAGATTCATTTGAATCCAGAAGATTTAGTAGATGTTGTTTGTGAAAATTGCGGAAGCCGTTATTTCAAGCAAGTAAATGCATTTAAGCGTATTTCAGCATTGGTATCACCGACAGGCAAGGAACAGATTATTCCTGTACCGACATTCCGTTGTGATGACTGCGGACACATCAATGATGAATTTGAACCAATTAAACAATCTAAATAGTTATGGCAAAGAAATTAGTTTTCAGTGAAGATGCTAGATTACAATTACTAGCAGGAGTAGATCAATTAGCAAAAGCCGTAAAGGCAACATTAGGACCAAAAGGTCGTACCGTAGTTTTAGAAAAAACATTTGGCCCACCTATCATTACAAAGGACGGCGTATCAGTTGCAAGAGAAATTGTTCTGCCAGATCCGATTGAGAATGCAGGAGCTCAGATGGTTAAAGAAGCTGCATCTAAAACAAATGATCAGGCAGGTGATGGAACAACAACTGCGACTGTGTTAGCACATGCCATTTTAATTGAGGCATATCGACGTATTGCCAATGGCGCAAATCCAATGGATCTTAAGCGTGGTATTGATATAGCTGTAAAAGATGTCGTTGAGTATCTAAATGAAGTCGCTGTTGAAGTTAAAGACAATAATGAAATTGCTCAGGTAGCTACTATCTCAGCAAACAATGATAAATCAATTGGCGATATGATTGCCGCGGCCATGGACCGAGTAGGTAAAGATGGAGTCATTACAGTTGAAGAAGGTAAAACTGCCGAAACCACATTAGAAATTGTGGAAGGTATGGAATTTGATAGAGGATATCTATCACCATATTTTGTTACAAATGAAAAAATGCAGGCAGAATTATCTAATCCGTTTATCTTGTTATATGAGAAACGTATTTCAGCTACGAAGGATGTTCTGTCATTGTTAGAATCTGTAATGCAAATGGATCGGTCAATTGTTATCATTGCAGAAGATATTGACGGCGAAGCATTATCGACATTAGTAGTAAATAAAGTGCGTGGCAATCTAAAAGTAGTTGCAGTAAAGGCACCTGGGTTTGGCGAAAAACGTTTAGCAATGTTAGAAGATATTGCAGTATTGACTGGTGCAACGGTTATAACAGAAAAGGTTGGATTATCATTAGATGATGTAACATTGGAGCATTTAGGTACATGTGAGAAGCTCATTGCTCATAAAGATAAAACGACTATTGTCAATGGATATGGAGATTCGGAAGATGTACAGATTCGTATTGAAGCATTGAAAAATGAAATTGAATCATGTCCATCAGATTACGATCGTGAAAAATTGCATGAGCGATTAGCTAAGATGATCGGAGGAGTTGCTGTAATTAAAATTGGCGCTGGTTCTGAAATTGAAATGAAAGAAAAGAAAGATAGGCTCGATGATGCATTAAATGCGACTAAAGCAGCAGTGCAAGAAGGAATTGTACCAGGCGGTGGAATTACATTATTGAAATATGGTAATGACCGAGTCGTCGAAGGTATAGAAAATGATGACCAAGCAGCTGGTGTTGACATTGTACGTAAAGCAGTGCAATCACCTTTCAATGCGATTATTGAAAACGCCGGATTAAATGCCGAAGTACTTCGAGATAAAATTGATTATCATAAAAATATTACTAATGTTGGATTTAATGCTCGTACAGGATATTTTGTAGATATGTTGGAAGAAGGTATTGTTGATCCAGTTAAAGTAACAAGAACAGCATTAGAAACAGCGGCCTCGGTTGCAGGAACAATGTTAACAACAGAATGTGTAGTAGTTGAAATACCAAACGAAAATGACAAAACCAGCAACAATATTTGATCATTTAGCAAACATTACATTTAAGAAAACATCTTGGGATTCATTGTCAGAAGCCGATCAGAAATCATTTAGTCCATATCTGATTAATCGTTGGTTGTCAATGAATCCTGATTTTATCGAACTGGTTGATATGTTTCAACAGTATACAATTGGACCGTTAGATAAAAAACATGTGTATCAATTGTATTGCGATTTTCTTCCAAAACAAAAATCGTTTGCTAAATATATCAAAGGTAAAAAAACAGATGAATATAACAAAGAACTAGTTGAATTCATCTCTAATCATTATATGATATCAAATCGAGAATCAAAACAATGTATTGATTTTTGGAAAGGAGTTGATAAACAAGGTCTGATTGATATTTTAAAGCGATATGGTAAAACAGAAACAGAAATAAAACAATGGCTAAAATAATTAAAGACAGTAAAGTAAAAGTTGAATTCAGTGAAAGAGTAGACCATCCAGAATACTATGGAGGAGATGAAAATCCGTATGAAGCAATAAAAGTTATTGAAGCATGGGATTTAGATTTCAATTTAGGAAACGCAGTTAAATACATATCGCGAGCAGGTAAGAAAAATCCAGATACTGAAGTTGAAGATTTGGAAAAGGCATTATGGTATTTACAGCGATCATTAGGTAAATTATCTAAAAAATAATTTGGTTCTTTGCAAAAGATTTATTATATTTATGTATGCATAAGTTGATAAAGTTTAATATTAGAGAGCCAAAATCCGGCGAGAAAAAAATATCATATTCGCAATTTGCAATGTATGAGAAATGTCCGAAGTCATGGGAATTGACATATATACAAGGACATAGGCAATTTTCTCAAAATATCAATACATTATTTGGTACAGCATTTCATGAGACGTTGCAGCATTATCTGACTATTATGTATACAGATAGTGTTAAAAAGGCTGATGAAATTGATCTAAATAAGTATCTGTTAGATAAAATGCAGACTTTGTATAAAACAGCAGTCGATGAAATGGGTGAACATTTTTCAAATAAATTTGAATTGATTGAATATTATGAAGACGGCGTTGCAATTCTTAATTATATCAAACGTAATCGCGGTAAGTATTTTTCTCCAAAAAATGAAGAATTGATCGGAATTGAGATTCCTATATATCATCCAGTCGGTGAAGATATGCCTATATTCATGTTAGGCTATTTAGATGTGGTTATACGAGATAAGCGAACCGATCGTAAAAAGATAATTGATATTAAGACTAGTAATCAAGGTTGGAACAAATATCAGAAAGCTGATAAAACAAAAGCATCTCAGTTAGTGTTATACAAAGAATATTATGCTAAGCAGTTCGGTTGGGACCCAGAAAAGATTGATATAGTTTACATGATCGTTAAACGTAAATTGATTGAAGGTGCAATGTTTCCTCAAAAGCGAGTACAAGAATTTATTCCAGCAAGCGGTAAACCAACTCGTAATAAACTAAACGAATCGATCAAAAGCTTTGTTAATTCTTCTTTCAAAGAAGATGGTACATATAATGATCAAAGAGAATATCCAGCAATCGCTGGTAAAGGTAAGAAGAACTGCAAATATTGTGAATTTGCAAACAAAGAAGATTTATGTCCAAAGGCCAAACGAATTTGTGTATGAAAATTGCAATCATTGGAAGTCGTACATATGAAAACGCGCGTAAAGTAAAAACATTACTTTCAGATTTGAAACGTCGATTTGGTAATGAATTGACAGTTATATCAGGAGGATGTCCAGACGGTGCTGATAAATATGTTAAAAAATTTTCTATTGAATTTGAAATAGATTACAAAGAATATAATCTAGCTCATACACCAAAAAATTTATATAGTGCAATGTCAGAACATTATTATGGTAAACCATATCATGTATCTCAATTTCATCATCGTAACAATTTAATTGCAAAAAATTGTGATATGATGATTGCATTGATACCAGAAGGAGAAAATGCTAAAGGCTCTGAAAGTGCAATTCAATCAGCCCAAAAGCATAATAAAAAAGTAGTTATACTAACTTAATTACATATTTATATTAAAGTTACAAGGAGTAAAATGCAACCAATACAGTTACCAAAACTTCGGAAGATTGATCCGAACAGACCAAAGAAAAAGAAAATCTTATTATTATCAGATGATTTGCGAATGCATTCTGGAATTGCTACAATGTCACGTGAATTTGTCATAGGCACTGCGCATGAATACGATTGGGTGCAATTAGGGGCAGCTATTAAACATCCAGATGAAGGTAAGGTATTTGATATTTCAGCTGATGTAAATAAAGAAGCTGGAATTGATCATGCATCTGTTAAAATTTATGCATGTTCAGGTTATGGCAATCCGCAGATATTACAGCAAGTAATGAATGCAGAACAACCAGATGCAATATTGCATTTTACAGATCCACGTTTTTGGATTTGGTTGTATCAGATAGAACATACCATTCGTCAACATATTCCAATCATGTATTACAATATTTGGGATGACCTGCCATATCCATTTTGGAATGAATCATATTATGAGTCATGTGATTTGATAATGAACATTTCAAGACAAACGCAGAACATAGTTAAGAATGTATTGAGAAAACATCCAAAGCCGGATTGGGCAGTACAATGGGTACCACATGGTGTTAGTTCAAATAGATTTTTCCCTATCACAGAAACACATCCTCAATGGGCAGAATATAACACGTTTGTTAGCAATTTTAATAATGGCGTACGTCCAGAATTCATTTTATTTTGGAACAACAGAAATATTAGACGTAAACAACCAGGCGATGTAATTCTAGCATATAAACATTTTTGCGATCAGCTCACGCCAGAAGAGGCAAAGAAATGTGTGCTGTTTATGCATACTCAACCAATAGATGAAAATGGTACTGACTTGTTTGCAGTGAAAGAAGCTGTATGTCCTAACTATACAGTTATATTCAGTACGAATCCTGTAGATGCTAAGACATTGAATTTTTATTATAACATCGCAGACGTGACAATTAACATAGCATCAAATGAAGGATTTGGTATTTCATGGTGTGAATCGTTGCATGCAGGTACACCTATTATTAATAATGTAACCGGTGGTTTGCAAGACGGATGTCGATTCCAAGATGATAAAGGTGAATGGATTGAATTTACAACCGAGTTCCCTACTAATCATGCTGGTACATATACTGAACATGCACCGTGGACAATACCTGTATACCCCTCAAACCGTTCATTACAAGGTTCTCCAATGACTCCGTATATATTTGATGACCGCGTAGACTTTAAAGAAGTAGGTGATGCCGTTTATACATGGTGGAAGCAATCACGTGAAGACCGTAAAAGTAAAGGTATGCAAGGACATTTATGGGTTAATGGTACGGAGTCTAATATGTCAGCTAAAAGAATGTCCGATCGATTCATTGAATGTATCAGTGAATGTTTAGAGAAATGGACACCGAGAGAAAAATTTGCATTATATAAAGTCGAACGTAAACAAACAATTGAAACCCCAGGAGTAATATGAAACCATTTATAGTTGTACAAGGACCGGTAGCTACGAGATCCGGATATGGTAACCATACTAGAGATCTAGTATTAAGTTTAATCAAATCAGATAAATATGATATACAAATTGTATCACTGCCATGGGGTAACACTCCGACAAATGCATTGAAATCTGATAATACAGACCATAAAATGATTTTAGATCGCATTGCTACTCAAAACATTAATCGTCAACCAGATGTATTTATTCAGGTGTCTGTGCCTAATGAGTTTCAGCGATTGGGTAAATATAACATTGGAGTCACTGCTGGTATTGAAACCAATCAAGTATCGCCAGAGTTTATAGATGGTTGCAATCGTATGGATCTGATCATCACAACATCAGAACATTCAAAGCAAGGTTTCATTCAATGCACGTATGACAAAATGGATTCTAAAACCAATCAAAAAATTGGTACATTGCAATTAGATAAACCTGTTGAAGTTTTATTTGAAGGACTAGATACTGCTATATATAAACATACAACCAAAATTCATGACTCAATAAATGAACAGTTATCTCAAGTCAAAGAAAATTTTGCATTTCTATTTGTCGGACATTGGTTGCGTGGTGATTTAGGTCATGACCGAAAAGATGTAGGTATGTTGATTAAAACATTCGCCGAGACATTTAAGAACAAGGCAAGTCATAATAAACCTGCGTTAGTATTGAAAACAAGTCACGCAGGGTTTTCGATTATGGACAGAGATGAAATTTTGAAGAAAATTCAGATATTGTTAGAGCCATATGGAACTAAAGCACCTAGCGTATATTTGTTACATGGAGATTTGACAGATGAAGAAATGAATTCATTGTATAATCATTCCAAGATAAAAGCTATGGTTTCATTTACTAAAGGCGAAGGATTCGGTCGACCATTATTAGAGTTTACAGCGACTGGTAAACCGGTTATTGCTTCTGGATGGTCTGGTCATATAGATTTTCTGAAACATTCAATATTATTGCCTGGCGACTTGGCAGATGTACATCCATCCGCGGCAGATCAGTTTTTACTGAAAGGTTCAAAGTGGTTTACTGTTAACTATCAATATGCAATGCATGTACTTAAAGATGTGGTGGAAAACTATAAAGATTATCTACAATCGGCGAAACAGCAATCTAAATATAGCATTCAGAATTTCAATTTGGAAGCGATGGATACATTGTTTTGCCAGTATGTTGATAAAGGATTAGCCGGCGTACCAAAACAAATCGAATTGAAATTACCGGCATTGAAAAAGCCAGCTGCATCAGCACCTACTATTACATTACCAAAACTAAAAAAGGTTAACGCATGAACTTAAAATTAGAATATGACGAGAAATCGCCAATGACAGGTAATCAATGTGTACTCATTGAAACCGATGAAATGACCGGTCTAGAATCATACATATGTATGGAATCCGGATTTACAACTCATGAGAAACTAACTATAGGATCTGAGTTTGTTCAAGCATATGAAGAAAATCTCACTCAGTTAATGCGCGACGTTAAATTTGTTGATGAAGAACGAGGCCTCATATGGTACCCATCATTCATTCAGATTCCTGGTGTAGGAATGTTATATACAATTGGAACTAATAAATCTGATATGGAATGGCAGGTTGCTCGAGTAGTTGATATCGTCGGCGAAGAAAGATTGCAGTATCCTATTCCAGGTAAAGAAAATGAATATTTTACAAGTCGTCTCGATGTTGAAAATGCATTAACATTTGATTCATCGCAATTTGAAAACGCATTAGATCTGTTATATACGTATATGGCAGAGTTAATGTCTAATACGGAAGCCTAATGAAAATAAGTTATGCAGTAACGGTATGTAATGAGTTCATTGAAATCCAACGGCTCATTACATTTCTTTTGCAACATAAAAGGCCCCAAGATGAGATCGTAGTGCAGATGGATTTGACTCTTGATGATATTAAAAATCATCCAGAAGATAAACGTCAAGTACATTCATATCTTATGAAACATAATGCACAAGGTAATATTCGACTTGCATTTTGTCCATTAAATAATGATTTTGCCGCATTTAAAAATAATTTAACTCAGCATTGTACCGGCGATTATATTTTTCAAATTGATGCCGATGAAATACCATGTACACCGATATTAGAATCATTGCCAGATATATTACAAGGAAATCCTGACGTCGATGTATATCTAGTTCCGAGAGTTAATACAGTAGAAGGCATGAATCAAGATCATATGCAACAATGGGGTTGGAATGTAAATGCTGAAGGATGGGTGAATTGGCCAGATTATCAATGGCGAATATATCGCAATGATGGTACAGTTACATGGAAAAACCGAGTACATGAAGTACTGCAAGGTTTTAAGAAATATGCAACTTTGCCAATGGAAGAAGATTATTCGCTATATCATCCAAAAACAATTGAACGTCAAATAAAACAAAATCAATATTACAATACATTATGATCAAAATAAAACTTATTGAATATGATAAGCATCGAAATGAGATTGCATTCCGACCTTATATGTTTGCACGATCATTATTTAACGATGTAGGTATTGAATTTGTTACTGACAGTGATTCATATGATTTTGCATTTATTGCCCAAGCTAGTTTTATTGATAAGCAAATTGAATTAGAAAAATCGATAGAACAAGGAATTAAATTTGTCAGTGGATTTGGAAAGAATGTATTTTTATTAGACGGTCAGGATTCGCATTCATTGATTGGTACGGTTGAAGTGCTAAAAAATACAGATGTTTTGGTAATGTTTAAAAATACATTATTAAAAGATATATCATTGTATAAGCAAGGATGGGTTAACGGAAGAATGTATTGGGGAACTGGTGACTATTGTGTACCATACATTGACGAAGTTATAGATCGGATCAAATTGAGCGGTACTAACTGGTTATCGACGATTCAACCGACATGGCATCAATATGATACAAATAAACCATATGATGTTTCTTGCATGTTTAGTTGGGGTGATGCAGAAAATTATGAATATAAAAAATTAACATCGACATATTACGATGACCATCGCCGCAGATTATTAGACAGATTATCAAATACATCATTTAATATAGTTAAGCGAGATAGAGGTATACGTATACCTCAGCAACAATTTTATCAAAATATGTATGATTCAAAAATTGTAATGGCGCCTATAGGATATGGAGAAATGGCTGTTAGAGATATCGAAGCAGCAAGTTTTGGAAGCGTACTAATTAAACCGGACATGTCACATTTACAATCATATCCAAATATATATGAAGATGGAAAAACATATATTTCTTGTATGTATGATTGGTCTGATGTTGAAGAAAAGATTGAATACGTTTTATCAAATTATATTGAATTACAACCACTATTAACTGAAAATATGAGAAAAGCGTATCAAGAACAATATTCAGCTGAAAATTTAGTTAGACATTTTTATAAACAATTATTAACAATAGAAGGAATAGGAACATGAGAATAACTAATATTGATACGATGAGCGCGTATTTTGATAGGCTAATAACAGAAAATATAAAATTATACTTTTTTGAAAAAGATATGTTGCTAGAAAAAGTAGAACATCAGCGTATAATAATCACAGAAATTAAACAAAAAATATCTGAACTTTTTCTTGAAATATTGAAAAATAATCAATATAATTATGTAGAGGAATATAGAACGTTTGATGAAACTAGTATTATCGAAGAGTTAGAGGATTTGATTCGAAATGATATTAACATTGGCGAGGCGGATAGAGCTCGATTAGAAGAAACTAAAAAAGAACATCCTAGTTTAGACCGTATGGTAGTAAATGAAAAACGATTACGAAAAGCTAACGAAGGCCGTGCTAGAAATAAGAACAATATTGACAGTATTTTTAAAAGTCAATTTAAAAAAAAATAAAAATATGATTACACAAGAAGAAAAAGAGAAGTTAGGTGTATTTGATACAATCGAAGAAATGTTCGATTTTATAAGTTCACCATCGTCAGTGTCAAAAGTGTCAAACCAAAAAGGAAAAAATTCTATACAATGGATAGGTCATTATATGAATGTACTTAAAGAATTGTCAGAAAATTGTGATACGATTATTGAATTAGGTATTAACGAAGTGAATTCGACATGGGCCTTTATGATGAATCGTCCTAAAAAAATTACATGTGTAGACTTACAGTTAAAGACGGAACATAGAAAACATTTATATCACACAACCCCACATTTATGTAATCCATGGTTAGATAAAGCTATAGAATTAGCAAAACAAGAAAATATTGAATTAGTTATAATAGAAGGCGATTCTAGAAAAGTAGATTTAGAGCCAGCTGATATGATGTTTATCGATACTGAACATACGTATGAATGTCTTAAACAAGAATTAACACTTCATGGGCCTAAAATTAAAAAATATATTGCAATTCATGACACGGAATTATATCCTGAAGAATTAGTAGCTATTGAAGAATTTATCGCTGAAAACCCGGACTGGAGTATTAAAATGAAATATACTTCAAAACCAGGATTAACTATATTAGAAAATAAAAAGCAAATTTAAGTACTATGAAAGTATTAATTACAGGCGTAGCTGGCTTATTAGGTAGTAGATTAGCAGACTGGCTAATAAAAAATAAACCAGAATACCAAGTTATCGGAGTCGACGATCTATCAGGCGGATATATAGAAAATATACATCCAGATGTTATATTTTATAAAATTGATGCGAAGGATATTACTTTACGGTCAATATTTGATACACATAGGCCAGACTATGTATTTCATTTAGCTGCATATGCTGCCGAAGGCCTTTCTCCTTTTATACGTATATTTAACTATCAAAATAACTTAGTAGCTACAGCTAATATAGTTAACGAATGTATACGGCATGATGTGAAACGTTTAGTTTTTACATCTACTATGGCAGTTTATGGCCATGGCGAAGGAGGATTATTTCATGAAGATATGCATCGTAATCCGATTGATCCGTATGGTGTTGCAAAAGCTGCATGTGAACGCGACATTGAAATTGCTAATGAACAACATGGATTAGATTATTGTATTATACGTCCACATAATGTATATGGTGCAAAGCAGAACATATGGGATAAGTATCGTAACGTATTAGGTATATGGATGTATTATAGTTTAAATGATCAACCTATTACAATTTTCGGAGATGGTACGCAACAGCGAGCATTTAGTTACATCGATGATAGTTTAGAGCCATTATGGAATGCAGCTATCGAGCCGAAGGCATCTAAACAAATTATTAATTTAGGTGGTATTCACGAATATACAATTAATGAAGCAGCTGATACATTAATAGATGTTATGGGAGGCGGTACTAAAATACATTTAGAAGGCCGTCATGAGGTACATACTGCAATACCTAGTTATCAAAAATCGGTTGATTTATTAGGATTTCAACATAAGACAGACCTTAAAGAAGGATTGATTAAGATGTGGCAATGGGCACAGCAACAACCTAACCGAGAACGTTTCATATGGTCCGATTATGAATTAGATAATGGTATATATTCGTTTTGGAAGGCATGATATGAAAAAAATAGGAATTATAGGTCAAGGATTTGTGGGTACTGCTGTTAAAGAGGGAATGAAAAATTTTTTCGATGTACGTACATATGATATTAACGGAAACTGTAACGAAACTAGTCTAGAGAATTTAATTCTCAATGTAAATGAAACTTTTTTGTGCCTACCGACACCGATGCATAGTAGCGGTCAATGTGATTTATCAATTGTAAAAAATTGTTTAATGCAGATATCGACTATTGTTTCTTTTCATAACAAAAAAAACTTTATTGTTATTATTAAATCGACAATACCACCTGGCACGACTGAACAACTAAATCGCGAATATCCAGCATTTAACATAGCATTTAATCCAGAATTTTTAACTGAGGCAAATGCTAATGAAGATTTTAAAAATCAAAATAGAATAATCATTGGAGCAGATAAAGACTGTTCATCGCGAGTAAGACAAATATTCGTTAAAGCTTTTCCGAAAGTTCCTATCATCAAAACATCCTCAACTATCGCAGAAACTATTAAGTATGTTACCAATACATTCTTAGCTATGAAGGTTTCTTATGCAAACGAAATTTACCAGTTATGTGAAAAATTAGGCGTTGATTATGATAAAGTAATTGAATATGCAAGATACGATGACCGTTTAGGCAATTCACATTGGTCAGTTCCAGGACCGGATGGCGATTTTGGTTTTGGTGGGCATTGTTTTCCAAAAGATTTAGCTGCTTTAGCTTATATTGCTAATCAACTTGACGTCGATAGAACAATGCTAGTAGCAGCAATGACAAAAAACATATTAGTTCGTACAGATTTTGATTGGACAAGACAAATTGGCCGAGCTGTTTCAAAAGAAGATACTAATCAATGAAAAAGATAGTAATTATTCCATGTTTTGCAGAATCGCATTTTACTGAACTGCAGATCGATAATTTAGTCAACACTATATCACCGGATATTATCATATACAATGAAGGATTATTTCCAACAGGGCCAGAAGGTAAAGGTGGTGTTGATAATGAGTTTAAACGCGAGTTTTGTTTTGAAGATACTAATTTAGCTTGGGATACATTAGAATTGCAAACAAAAATATGTAATGCTCAGCAGAAATATCCTAATATACGTATCATATGGAATCGCATGACATATGAAAATATACATGATCCGAATGAGTGTTATGTAAAAGCTGTTTCTAATTTTGAGATGTTTGGTATTACTGTCGAACCTGGAGATTTGATATTTCCATTAGAAGGGGATGTATTCTTTCATATTAATGATATAGCGTTACTTGACAGTTACATAAAAACTCTTACTAACGATAGTGGGTTACAGGCTCCGTATTTAGATTTTATTGAAAATCAACATTATGTTGAGGCTGAAAGTTTAGATGAAACGCGTATACATAAACGTAGGATTGTTATAAAATTTGGTACATGGGATTATTACAAAAATATAGTAAGTAACTTTACTAGTCAAAAGTATCCACGATTAGAACTGTTTCCTAGATACGTATTTCATTATGCATGGTGGCGTCCTGGCAAGTATAAAGATCTTAGATTTAGACAACTCATACGGCCTGATCATTATTCAAACGCTGTTCGACAAGCTTTATCACAGGCACAGGAAAATCGTTTAGATAAAATTATAATACGACCAGATAGACATGAAGATGACTTACTGCGATATATAGTACGTATCGATATCGATCATCCAATAGAAATAAAACAACATAATAATTTCATATGATAAACAACTATTACTCGCATTACTGCGAACAAAAATCAGATATTAATGAGCATATGCCGACATTATATCGACATGCATCAGAATGCAGACATATTACAGAAATGGGAGTTCGATCAGTAGTATCGACTTGGGCATTTCTAAAAGGTAAACCGGACCGACTTATTTGTTATGATATAATACGATCGAATAATATCGATGTGGCTATATCAGCTGCTAGCAAAGACGGAATTGAGTTGGAATTTCATCAAAAAGATGTATTGGCAGTAGAAATAGAAGAAACAGATTTATTGTTTATTGATACATTACATCAACATGATCAATTAACTCAGGAATTAAAATTACATGCAGATAAAGTACGTAAATATATTATCTTCCATGATACTTCTAAATTTGCGTATACAGATGAAGTCACAGGTAACACCGGCGGCCTTTGGCCTGTAGTTGAGAGGTTTTTATCTGAGCATCCTGAATGGCAGTTAAAAGAAAGATATACAAACAATAACGGATTAACTATAATACAACGAAATGATTAACTTAGCACAACAAATAATTAACAATAAACTTACTAAAGTTACGTTAGAACGATTCGAGACGATAATTCGCCATCGCGATAATATTAAATTACTAGACGGAGACATTATTGAATGCGGTGTATGGAAAGGTGGAATGGGAATATTCCTGCGAAAGATGTTTGCTGACAAAAGATTATGGCTAGCCGATAGTTTTTCAGGATTTCAAGATCCGATCAAAGCTAAATATAATTTCGCCGGCGAAAGTCATAAGTTAGGTGGAATGACTGTACCGTATAAAGATGTAATTAATGCATTTAATGCTATGGGAGTTGAATCAGATAATATTGATTTTTTAGTTGGTTATGTAAATGATACTTTACCTAAAGCTAATATACAACGATTGAGTTTACTGAGAATCGATGTAGATGCGTATTCAGCTACCATGGAAGTATTAGAGCACTTATACGATAAAGTTGTAACGAATGGCTATATTATTTTCGATGATACATGTTTAATAGAAACTCGTCATGCAATAAACGATTTTTTCACTGCCCGCGGTATTGATATTAAACTACGACATCCAGCAACTGATCAAATTATAAAGTTTGAGTTGAACAATATGCCATGCGGGTGTTATATGATAAAGGAATAAATGAAAACATTAGCAGTAATATATAATCATAATATGCCAGAGATTACAGATTCTCTCTGGGAAAGTTTAAAGCCGTATGAACGTGATGATTACGATTTAATTTTAATTGATAATGGATCGCGTGATGATCGTAAAAGTAAATATACTACGCACGAGACAGGACAGAATACATATTTTGGTGGAGCTTTGAATATTGCATTACAGTTCTTTAAAGAGTCTGGTAAATATGATAGTTTGTTATCGCTTAATAACGATTTGATCCTGCAAGGGCCAAATTTTATAAAAACGTTACGCGATGAAATGTTTAAGGGAGAATATAAAATTGTATCGCCATGTGTACTACAAGTAAATAATCAATGCAAATGGAAATACATGCATTGTTGGAATACTAACGGTACGCGCGATGTAAAATGGGTAGATTTTCAAGCTCCATTATTACATAAAGACTTTATTGACCATGTACAACAGTTTCCGGATGAATTAATATACGGATGGGGTCAAGATGTATTATCAGGTATTATTTGTGAGCAACAAGGGTGGAAAGTCGGAGTAGTGGATCGTTGTCCGTTAATTCATCATTCAGCCCAAACATATAAAGCTGGAGCTAGTGACATTGATTTAACAACATATTGTTATAATGCAGAAACAAATATGTTTAAATATTTTGAAAATTCCAATTTAATTGGTATATTCAATGAGTATAGAAATTTATCAATAAACTATTCAATATGAGTCGTAACCTAGTAGTAATTCCGTCGATGTCCGGTGATGTTGATAATTCGTGTGAAGAATATTGTGTATCAACCTGGAGATATTGGTGTAATAAACATGATATCGATTTAATTGTTCTGAATGAGCCAATTGCCAATACTAAATATACAAAACCAACATGGCAGCGATGGTATATATGGGACATATTAAACACTAATGAAATGAAATATGATAAAGTTTTATTAGTTGATGTTGATACCATGATACATTGGAATAGTCCTAATATATTTGATGAGGTTACTGATGAAA